TGACTGTTTTTATATGATTTGGTAGATTTTGCATATTAATATCCTATATTGAAACAGTCGGTATGTCAAGGACATAGTAATAATTACGATTCCGCTGTAAATTCATGTATTTGCTTGTTTTTGGTGATGCTTGACTTGTCACAAAAATGTGCTATTATTGTAGCATGCTAACTGTAGAGATGGTTGTAATTGGCTTATGTTTAGGTAGTTTTAATTGCCCAAAGGCAGTTGAGGGGTATTATGCCTATAATCCTGAGGTTAAAACTTTCCAAAAAGGTCTCGATAAACAAGTTGAAAACCTAATTAAGCCTGGGAAAGAATATGTAGAACGGAGTGCTGTCGGCCCCTTAGTTATGTATGTGATATTACCAGGAGCTACTATTTATTATAAAAAAGAGGCAGTATTCATCCTGAATAAGAATTTAAGTATCAGGGCTGTACCAAATGAGACTAGGCTTACTTATACCTACAGTTGGTGATTATTCTTTCGGCTTTTCTTCCCCAACAACTTCACCTTTGGAGGAAATCTTTCTACCAAAATACAGCATTGCACAGGCTGAGAATAGCGTCATAGCTTGGTTGGCATCAATTCCTTCAAATATCTTTGACCACTTACCAACCATTGCCAATATACAGAAGTTGAATGATATGAATAAAAGCGTTAAGCTTACAGACGGACCCTTACCTGGATCTCTTATAAGTGGTATATAGATGCCGATTTCATTAGCTTTTTTCATCAATTCTTTGATTTTATCTATCATAACTACCTCATGCTATATATTAAGATTTTTGTTGACTTTGGGTGTATCATTTTGGTATAGTAAGTGAATCAGGAGGGCTGTATGAAGCTATCACAAATTATAAATCCACACTTAAAGTCATTGTTAGAGAAAATCGTAAAGTGTCAGATGCCAATAGCGTCAGCATGGAGAATTAAGGGTGTGGTTAAGGAAATTAATGAAGCCACTGTCAGATATGAGGAGATGAGATCTGAGTTGATCAAAAAATATGCAAAAAAAGATGAATCTGGTGAGTTTGTGGTAACTGATGGTAAAGTAAATGTTGCGTCAGAGAATATGGATGCTTTTAGCCTAGAGCTTAATGAACTATTGTCTATGGATTTTGAATTAAAAAAATTAGCATTCACTGATTTGCCAAACTCTTTAGAGCTTAGTCCAGAGGAAGCATTTGTTTTAGAGGCTATAGTAGATTAACTTTACGCTTTTTAAATTAATTATTACCTCTCTAAAATTGCTTGGGGTTAGGAAATCTAAATGTTCTGGCATTTTTTCTCCCAACACTTGCATAATTCTAGCCCCAAATTCAGAGCATATGTAGGCCATATCTCTGTTTTCATACTGGTCAAGCTCAATGTGTAATATTTTTTTAATACCAATTAATAATATTTGAATTTGAGAATAACCTCTACCCTTATTCTCTTGTATAAACGTAAGCATACTTTTAAATTGCTCTCGCGTAAGCGACATCTCATATTCTTCAACTATAACATTCTGCTCTTTGAAAATCTCAAAGCTAACTTCATTAACATATCCGTGACTTGCCTGAGATACAACCTCGACTCCGGTTATAGAGCAGGAGTACCTTATATAAGCATGAGAAAAGTCTCTCTTTTCAACTTCTTGTATAATCTTACTACCTATTTTCCAAGGACTTTTAGATCTAGAAAATCCTATAACTATAGTTTTCATTGTAAACCTGCTGCATATATAAATAAGTCATCTATTTGAGATTCATTTAACCCTAACATAGGAGCCATAGACATTATTAGTGGGTTATCTCTTTGAAATTCTGTGGAATAATCCCATGCTATAAAAGTTATTGATTTTTGAGGCTCTGGCAGTGAGTTTATTGCAGATTCAATACTACTTATTAGAAATCCACTTAATACAAGAGCAGTTCTTATTTGTCTAGGAGTCACTACTTTAGGCACTCTCTTTAAAGTATCAATAGAGTTAAATTTAGTCTGAGAAAGATATAAGGTATAATCCTCATCTGACAATACAGTGTATCCTAAATTTTGTAATTCTACTGCCTTATCAGCGGTACACTCCTGCACTTGCCACGGATAATCTAAATCTACTTGAGAATTTCTAAGTTCAATTGGACAATCATTAAAAGTCTTAAAAGCTTTCATATTAAACCTCTCTTAAATTCCATCTACTGTTAGGAAGTATTGTTACCGAAGATCCATTAATCTCTGATCTAAACTGAGGGTAAATAGTACCTGACGTAGTACATGTAAATATTCCAGTTATTCTAGCTATATATGTAGTATTAGCAGTTTGAACTCCAGTTCCTATAACTACAGATGAAAAACTTGTCATCTGTCCTTGAAGCTCTCCAGCAGTACCATTTGCACCCACTGGTATATGTATCTGAGCAAAAATAGTACCGCTAGCTCCGGTAGTTCCAACGCTTAATGCGATGCCTGTAGCAGTAGCGACTGATCTGAATAATAAGTAAGCCTCTATTAAGTAACTTTTACCGTTAATTACAGAAACTTCCATACCAGTTATATTTGTTAGAGTTACATTTGAAGTGCTGGATAGTGTACTAATGTTAACTGATTTATAAATACCACTTAAACAAGTCCAGAAATTTCCATCAAAATACCAAAACGCATTATCTGAAATATCGTATACTAACAATCCTGTAGAAGGAGATACAATAGCTAATCTTTGTGCCGTAGTCATCCTAGGTACTAATACTCCTTCGGTAGTAGAGTCTACTTGAAGCTTGGCACTTGAGTTTGGAGTATTTATTCCTACTCCTAATTTATTCTTAAATAGACTAGTTCCAGTTACTGCTATCCCTTTATTAGGACCTCCAAATTTAGCGTCATATAAAGTTCCAACATCAGGATCTGTATAAGTTCCTGCTGCTACATTCCACTCTCCAGAAGTTTGAATAGTAGTACCACCTACAGTAACTACTCCATTTATAGTTTGATTTCCGGTAAAAGTATTGCCGCCGGATAGATTTGCTTTCAGTGATAAGTCTGACGTAAGATTTGTAACTTGAGACTCAGATACTTGTATATTTGAATTTGTTACAGAAGTTACTCTACCTTTAGAATCTGTAGTTATAACTGGAACTTGAGAAGATGATCCATAAGTACCAGCAGTTCCAGCATTGATTAAGTCAATAGTTGGATTTCCTGCCACTCCATTTCCATTTGTAACAGAAATGTTTGAAGCAGTCCCAGTAATAGTTCTTCCAGTAAAAGTATCAGCAGCAGTTTGAGTTAAAATACCATTAGTATTGTAAGCTGCTAAAGAAGTTAAAGTAGCATCTACAGGCTGGGCTCCAATATTTGCAGGTGTTATAGTAACGTTTGAAGCAGAAGTGATTCTCCCTTTAGCGTCTACAGCAATTTGAGGTACTTGTGTAGTAGATCCGTAAGTAGCCGCAGTAACTCCAGAGTTATTTAAAGAAATTACTATATTCGGAGAAGTAAAAGTAGAAGTCAGGTTAGCATCTGTAGTAATTGAACCTACTACCGGAGTAGATCCTGTTGCTCCAACTAATAAATTACCATTACTTAAAGTAACTCCAGTTAGTAACTTAGCTCCGTTTAAATATAAAGCTTGGTTAGCTAATAAGCTAGAGAAAGTAGGTGCATTAGAGAAAGTCTTAGATCCAGAGAAGGTTTGAGTACCTTCTAACATAGCTAATACTCCAGTAGGTCCTACATCTGGGATAGTATAAGTTCTAGCAGCAGCAGAAGTACCTGAAGTTAGTATTAACTGATTAGTAGATGAAGATAATGTGAGCTGGTTTGCTGCGGAAGTTATAGAAAGTCCACTAGACATTGCCTTAGATCCATCAGTCATAACAAATTGAGTATGACCTGAGTCACCTGTAGTCAAATTAGTTAAAGCTGTATGATCAGTAGTTCCAAAAGATCCTATACTTTGCCAAGCAGTAGGACCTCCTGTTATTTTAAGGAACATAGCAGTTCCATCCGTTAATATCGCAAGGGAGCCAGAAGGAGCATCGAAGCCGTCTACTATTGGAGACGCATCAACCTCTATCATTTCGATTTCATTAATTGTAATTGAACCTAATTTAGCCATTCTTGACTCCCATTAAAAAACAAATTATCTCATTCTTTGAATAACGACTTTCCAAGTAATATCACAAGCAGATACTCCTGTAACACGAACGTCTACAGATGAACCATTAACGATAAAAGTACAGTTGGCAGCAGATAAAGCTCCATCTTCAGAAGTGTAATCTGATTGTATAGTTGGAAGAGTTAAAGTTCCGCCATTATTCTTAACACGAACAGTTCTCTCGTAAGCTACAGACTCATTAGAACCGTTAGTTCTAAGTCCAGTAACAAAAACTTTTAACAATTCTACAGAGTTAGCAGAAGTAGCAACAGTTCCAACAACAGCGTTAACTGCTCCAGAAGTAGTAGTGCTATTTGCAGATATGTTGTACTTAACATTATTCTGTTCAACGTGTAAAATAGTCTCTGGTGTAGCTGAACCGATACCTAATCTTGTGTTAGCTTCATCAGCAACAATGCTTGCTCCAAGTAAAATCTTACCTTTAGTACCGTTTGAAGTAGAGTGTAATTCTAAGTTACCAGCAGAAGCTGTATCACCATTAAGAATTTGTCCACCAGAACGTCCTGCAAGTAAAGCATATTGGCCGTGGTCATCGTCTGAAAGACCTGAAATGCTTCCATGGTCGATCCCAGATTGAATAACAGCAGCAGTAATAGTATTACCAGCATCGTTATATGTAAAATCTACAGTAGCAGAATCAACTAAAGCTCCACCAACAGCATCTTGAGCAGCTTCTACAAAATCTGTGATGTCAGTAGAAACGTGTGTATGAACTAAAGCAGCTTTACCATTCAATTGTGTTTGAATAGAAGAAGTAACTCCGTCTAGGTATCCAAATTCAGCATTATCTACTAAACCAGATCCAATTTTTGTAGCATCAATAGCAGCAGCTACAGCAATATGAGAATTGTCTAGAGACCCTAATACAACATCAGCAGATATTTGATTGCTAGCATCGTTATAAGTAAGATCTACTGTAGCAGTATCTAATAAAGAAGCTCCAATAACATCTTGAGCTGCTTCAGTAAAGTCAGTAACTTGAGTCGATGGAATAGCAATATTAACATCTCCAGCAAAACTTAAGCGACCTTTTGAGTCTACAGTGAAAGTACCGACAGCAGTAGCAGAACCGTAAGTTCCAGCAGTAACTCCTGTAGTAGTTAAAACCATAGTCTCTTGACCTGCTGGGTCATTATAAGTTACGTCAATGTCAGCAGAGTCCTGTATCATAGATCCAACGATGTCTTGGACATCTTCAGCATTAACAGAACTGATAATCCAGTCTAAATCGGCAGTATTTGATTTTTGGTAGATACCTGATTGCCCCTGCACGATAGCAATAGATCCTACTTCAGAAGCATAACCAGCTCCTGTATTTGGTGCTGAGTCTAAGACTAAAATCTTTAACTCACCAATTGTTATTTGATCAAGCAAAACGCTCATTTCTTTCTCCTTTTTTTACTTATTAATACTTGTTATAACGTCACAGTTCCACTGAATGTTATTGTCTAAAACTCCGATAACATTTACTAAAACATTAGTACCACTTACGGTTACATTTACGTTCATAGTTGGAACGTCTCTAGAGGTGTAGTCAGACTGTAAATCATGCACTGTTACTGAAGAAGATATAGTCTTTACTCTGAAGCTTCTTTTGAAGGTAGCTCCGTCTCCAGGAGATCCAGCTAATCCTCCGATACGACGAGCAGTAAGTCTCACTTCGACCATAAGAGTTTGATCTAGAGCGCAGTCTAAAGATATAATTTGAGTAGAACTCGCATTGTTAGTAATTACTGAAGCTTCAAATCTTCCATTCTGAGCATCTGTAATTTTTGTAGGGGATATTTTATTAATTTGAGTATCTGTAATAGAACTTGGAACTATATCTGACTTAATCTGATTTAAAGCATCGTCATAAGTCATGTCTATGGTAGAAGTATCAGTAAGTATAGCTCCGATAGCATCTTGAATAGCCTCAGCACTCACTCCAGAGTCATAATCTATGATACTGCCATCATCTTTTTTTCTTTTTAAATGGTTATCTATTGTGTCTACGTATAAAGATGACTTATTAAGGGATGGGGTGTTTGGTTCAGCAGTTTTATTAAAGCGAATCTTACTCATTAATCCTCCAACACCAAGGTGCCGTCCAATTGTAATTCACCCTCAACTTCAAACCCACCAAAAACTGCCATCTGCTCATTCTCTCTAATTTTAATTTTTTTATTTGTAGGAACAGATTCATACGAGAAGTTATTGTCCGTAACTATATCTAATTCACCTTCGATAGGGTTGATAACAATTTTCTTTTTTGGCTTATATGCTTTAGACATTAGTAATCACTCACTTCTGCATCAATAAAGTCACCATCTATATCATATGTAAGAGTTGCCAGTTGGACATCAATTCCATCATACTGCGTTTTAATTGTTAACGGATCTCCGTCTTCATTTTTTGACAATATAGTCATTTTATTGAACGGCTTTGTAAAAAGTTTGGCCTTATTTACTGTATTAACTCCAGTTACACTGCCAGATTTAGCTTTGGTTATAGTCAATTCAGATGTACCGTCACCTATTCTGGTAATGTCATAGTCTGCCAAGTTTGGTGCACTTTCCTTGTCGGTCAATTGTACATTGACATCCAGGTTGTCAACATTGATCTGGGCGCCATTGATATCTATTGGAAATGGATTATCTTTAGTATAGTGGTTGCCGTACTGATCTACATTAATAACTCGTTTTGCGAGAATTGGCTCATGTTCATGGGTATTTTGTTCCCATTCGTCAGGTTTGATTGTGGGCTTTGCTTGCTCTGCTGCATAAATTTTGGCTGAATTTGCAACTAGAAAATTACTCACATTAGCATAAGTGTGGAATGGCTGCCCATCTTGACGAACTGCTGGACCAACATATATCTTAGTTTTACCTTCGATACGCTTAATTTTGTAATTTACTGGAGTTTGGGTATTTGAAGATAGTTGAACAATTTGGCCCACATAGAAACCTGCTGAATCTGCGACTGTAATAAGTCCAGATGCATTACCATCTAATGTAAATGCTTGAGTAGCCGAAAACCAGCTTCTCTCTAATGCCATAAATTGTCCTAACCATATCTTTATCTATACCCTTGTATAGACTCAGATACAATTAGTATTGGCTTCTAAACGAGCGTTTAAATTATGGATTTTGTTAGGAATTAAAGCAGTTTTGCTGCCAATTCTGCCAACTCTGATCGCTCACTTTTTGTAAGGTTAATATGGGCTGCAATAGCCTCATTTTTAAACTTTTCAGTTGCATATGTTAATCCATTATTTTCAATATCTAGATGCTTGGTGTCAATTTGGTGCACATCACCTGTAAGGACAATCTTGGTACCCTGGCCAGCTCTAGTGAGGGATGCCTTGATTGATAGTCTATCCATATTCTGCGATTCGTCGAATATCATATATTTATTTGTAAAAGTTCTTCCACGAATGTGCGATAATGACTGCATTTGAATGATGCCACTATCAATTAATTGCTGTGCTGCACCATTTTTATTTCGTCCACCCATTAAAAATTCAATATTGTCAAAAAACGGCTGCATCCACGGTAAAAGCTTCTCATCTGCGGACCCAGGTAGGAAGCCAAGCTCCTCTCCCATACTCACTGTAGGTCTGGCAAGTATAATGCCGTCATAGCTACTCTTGGGATCGTCTAGAACTTTGTGAAGAGCTGCGGCCAGAGCAAGGAGAGTTTTACCCGTTCCGGCCGACCCAATTAAAGACACCAATCTAACTTCATCATCCAATAGGGCATCTAAAGCAAATGTCTGCTCTAAATTTTTTGGTTTTAAGTTCATTACGCCATTTTTCTCTTGCTTAATTAACTTAATTACACCCTCAGATTGGATATAACGAGCTAGTAAGCTTTGACTTGCATTTGTCTCATTAACAGCCACAATGTATTGATTGTTAAGCACATTCTCAAATTGAGTTACAGCGAGCTTCCCTGCTCTTGCCAACGAATTGGCCTGCTCATCCGTTAAAGAAATAAACATGTGGCTATCCTCATAAATGGACCCTTCTGTTTCATCAGAAAGTGGGCCAGTGAGGACTTCTGCAATCTTAGCCTTAATTTGCAAGTTAGCATCATTTGTAAACAAAACAACAAGTCTGTCCTCAAGCTTTTTGGTTAGATATTTAGCTACGCTTAGGATCTTATTGTCATTAACGGCATCTTTGCTTCTATTTTTAAAAACAAAAATCTTGTTGGTATCTAATTTAGCTCCTGACTTTGGATTGTCATTTTCAAAGATTTCTACCAGCCTAGAAGTAAATAATCTGGCATTCTTACCAGTCAATCCTTCAGCTTTTTTTAGTTTATCAAGCTCTTCAATGACCACATCTGGTATAATTATATTTGTATTTTCAAATTTTCTATCAAAATATGGGTTATTAATAATAATATTTGTATCAATCACAGCTACGTTAGCTTTACCCACCAGTCCTCCAGTTAAAGATATAATTTATTGTAGATTACTTTGCTATAAAGTCAAGTAAAATCTAACCAGTCAGCATTTCTGAAAGACTTAGCCTTATTATTTTTTGCATATCTCCAAGTTTTTAACTTTTCGTAATCAAATTCAGTAGATATGGTTAGGTTTAGTCCAATCATAAATGATGTTCCATCTTGACCCATATTGTATGGCATTAACTTAACTGTAGCTGAAGTTCTGTTATCTTGGACGTCTACCACTTTATAGCAGACATCCATATTTCTATCATTCTTTATAATCATTCCAACTTCTAGCATATATTATCCTTCGTCAGGTCTTTTTAGTGGGGTTAGAACACCCCACAACATGTAATACACTATTCCATTTATTTTAATCATAATATGACCTAAACTTTCTTCACTTTTATGCAAAAAATTTCCCCTAGGGTGACATTCTCCCTGTGCATCTTTTTCTCTAGCTGATATGTATATTTCACTTCAGTCTCCTTAGCAGGAGGTACTCTCAATTGCTCTACCACTCCTTTTGTATGCGAATGTACGCGCTCTACCCAATCTAAAAATTGATCAAAGCCCATAGTATTCTTACCAAAATTACAGAACTTGCAGCAGGCCACTACATTACTCAAAACATATCCCTTTTTGGGGTTCACTCTATCTAAGCAATACCCCTTCTCGTTACTAAGGCTATTTCCGCAATAGTGACACCCTTGCTTTAAGAGGTTATCATACTCGTAATTCATTAGCCTAACTTCTATATTCCTCGCTTTGGCCGACGACTTAAGTTTAGATATTCTTGCTTTCAGTGAGGTCATATTCCGCACACTCCGCCGACACATTCAGTCATATTCTCTTCAAAAACTTGCCCTTCCTGCGTTAGCGCTTCATTTAAGTCTACTCTAGTGAGGGGCTGCCCTCCTCTGCATCCGTCTGGATATGAGGTAAAGCCTCGCATTCGTTTAGCATATTTTAATAATATGTCAGCATTTTCTTGTACAGACTCCTCATTGTTTTCTAGAGAGCCCCACGGTGACATGTTGCATGTAGAGCTGATCGCCATATCAACATAATTTTGTACATCGGCCTGGAATTTCACCCTCTCTTTAAAACTAATATCATAGCTATCTTGAATATCTTCTATCTTAACGCCTTTTTCTAACAGTCTCTTAACTGCGCCATCTACCACAAATTGATGTAACCATTTTCCGTCTTTAAAATATCGTCTCTTATATGCCTTACAAAACAGTGGCTCAATTCCTGTAGTAGTCTCTGCGATAATCCCAATCGTCCCTGTGGGAGCTATCGCTCTTACCCCTTTTGGAACAGCAACTCCAAGGAGTTTGGCACAGATAAATGATGCAGCAGAGGATTCTTGCTTATACACATTTAGCCATTTATGTAACTCAGGCCCAACCTCATATTTAAGCCCTCTGACCATCAACCACTCATGCATTCCGCCAAGACCTAAACCTATTCTATTGTTTTTTAAGCCAACCTCTTTTATTTTCTCGTTTGGAGTGTCAGAATAGATGCCGCCACACATTAAAAATATGGTGCCATACTTTACGACATCAGCAAATTCCTTTCTATTCTTACAGCGATTCATCCATACGGTTCCTAAATTACATTTATCTGAGTCGTCTTCGCTAGTCACTTCGCAACATGCATTTCGTAAGGTCTCATTATCTTTTAGGAAGTTAAAAGACATGCCTGGTTCCGCAGTGGAAAAGGCTTGTTTACAATTTAAAATCCATACAGATTTTGCATGCTCATGATCTGGATGATGCGTATCTTCAATTGCCATAAAAAAATTAGTGTCATAATTTACTGAAATATTGGTAAGCTCCATAGGGAGAGAGAAAGTAAAGTCTTTCTCCTTCATTGCCCTCAATTCTGGACTATGGTTTTTACAGTTCATGAATTTATACACATCTGGATGTTTCCAGTTTAAAGATGCATAGATAGCGCTTCTGCGTTGTCCACCTTGCATAATATACCGACCAGCCTCATTAACCATATGCATCAACGCTAATGGCCCAGTAGATACACCTCCCGTCCTACGAACTAAAGCTCCCTCTTCACGCAAAAGGGAGTAATCAAACCCAATACCTCCACCAGTCATTAATGCAGAGGTAGCTTTATACATCGCCTCAGCCCATCCCTCACGACTATCTTCCGCCCTGAATAGAAAGCAATTATTTACCTGATGGTAGGGTCTACCAGCAGAGTATAAGTATCTTCCTCCTGGAATAAACTTTCTTTCCACCATATATCCTAAGATCTTGGCCTTAGTCTCACCGTCTACTAACTGACTGCACACAGCATTTACAACTCTGGCGCATGTATCTTGCCAAGTCTCTTGGCCGTCCATCGAATATTTTTGCAAAAAAATATCATTCGCAAATTTCGATCCGAAAACATCATATCCCATCAATCCTCCCATTTTAATTATTTTTAATCGCAATAAACTTTCATTCTTCTTAATTTCACAGTGAGCATACTAGACCCTCGCATAACAGTCAATACAATTTGACCTTCTTTTATGCCTATAATATCGTTTAATGGGTCTATTCTTTTTTCGTCAATCTTTACTACAATATCGCCAGCTTGAAGCCCAGATGATTCGGCAGAATATCCAGTGATAACTTCTTTGATCCTATATGATAGGAGAACTTCACCATTCATGGCCGTAAATATTTGATCAACCCTGATCCCAATACCGTAGTAATAACATGTATTAGGTTTCTTTTTTATCCCCTTATTACCAGGGTAGATTGGGATGATATCAAATGTAGAATCTCCAGAATTACTACCTTTTTTCTTCTCTTGTTCTTGCTTTTCAGACTGATCTAAATCATTGTTATTGATGGAGAATCTTAAGAATATGATAGAATGTATGAGAAGTGATATGATTAGGTATTTCTTCATAGTTTTATCGTATCATTTTGATAAAAAAATGTCAACCTATAGCTCATTTTATTTTTGAGCGGAAATATATGCAAAAAGTCTTGACAAGTGTATTATCATGAGATATCCTAATAAAAATTACTCGTTCCTTTAACCGTATAGGTTAGCCCACCAGGTTCTCCCTCCCACCTCGGTGGGTTTTTATTTTTAAAATATCTATTGACTAAAGTTTTTACACATGCCATAATGTCTCAAAAGGAGACAAGGATGGCACTTTTAGAACTAAATATAGGCATAAAGAAAAGGCGGAAGCGTAAGGCTGTAGTTGTGCAGCAAAACTTAGAGCTTCCTATGGGAATAGCTAACCAAGCTTTAGTCAGAGAGATCATTTCACCCGACCCAATTCAAAACGTTAACACAAGATTGACATTGAATGAAGCCCTAAAGATTCATTTCTTACGCGCTTTTAAGGCAGCAAATGGTGACAAAAGCTCTACAGCAAGAATGCTCGGTGTTACTGAGCGCACTGTCTACAATCTACTCAAATCTTGGGGTATTGGTTATTCACCAGATGTAACACACATCAATGATGAATTTGATGGAGTTAGTTATGTTGATTTTAAAAGATCGTATGTACGAAGAGTAGTAGATGGAGTGGGCAATAAATCTAGAGCAGCTCGTGAATTAAATATCGCTATCAAAAGCGTTTACAATATATTAGGAGATTGATATGAAGAAAAAAGAAAAAAGTGGTACAGCTCTTAGGTATGATACCAATAAAATGAAGATGGAATTAATATCTCCGATAGCTTTAGAAGATTTGGCGGCTGTTTTAACTTTCGGATCTTTGAAGTATGAAGATCACAATTGGCGCAAAGGTATGAAATGGAGTCGAGTCATTGGCTCACTGAAAAGACATCTTAATGCCATTGAAAAAGGTGAGGATGTTGATCCAGAATCTGGGCTTTTACATATTGGACATTTAATGTGTAACGCTATGTTCTTAAGCGAATACTACAGAACACAGCAAGCGTTGGATGACAGGTATAAAGTTGTTGACAAAATTAATAAAAAAGATGAAACTAACAAACAAACAAGAAAGAAAAGGAAGTAGGCATGTTAACGTATTTTATTTTTAAATTTTTGGCTGCATTAGCAGTTATTTTATCGGTAGTATCTTTAGTGGGTATTTTCCGAGGTACTATCGTAGTGACAGGGGGAAGATCCACTACCGCATTACGAATTCTTGCAAAATTAGCTATTATTATCTTTTTAGGTAGCTACTTGTTTGGTGATCTGGTTGGATCACAAAAGCAGTCTTTTGAAAAAATTAAAGACCTCCCTGCATTTGTAACTGCTGATGCTGACGCAGCTAATCAGCCAGAGAATCCAGAGTTTCCAGTCATTCGTTTGCATCAAGTAAATCCTAAAGACGGCAGTGGTTTTTACTGTTCAGCCTTTGTAGTATCTAATTCGTATGCAGTTACTGCTGGTCATTGCATTGAAGGTACTAGTGGCATGACAAAAGCAAAAATTGCCATCTACAATAGAGAGCTAAAAGATACTGGAGTTGTTGCCAAGGCTGCTGCTATTAATCGTCGAGGTGATGTGGGTTTAATTACTGGTGACTTTTCTAAATTTAGAAAGATCAGAATCCTTGTTAGTGCTCAAGAGTACAACAATATTATTCAAGGATTAACAGGTCCTGGTCCATACGCTGAACAAATGAAAATGATGGGCCAGCCTAGATTTATTGCCTGCGGTTATCCATATGGCGATGCTATGATGTGTTCTGGTGTAAGACCTGCTGGGCTATCTACTTTTATGATTATGGGATCAGCGCTAGTGTTTCCTGGAATGTCAGGCGGACCATTGATTGATCAAGATTACGGAATTGCCGTGGGTGTCAATTCTTTTGCTACCGATGGTGTCAATGGATTTGGATCTTTGATATCAATTATTGCTAGCTTTGAAATAGAAGTTAAATAAAAAAAGGGGGCTTTAGGCCCCCTTCTCTTTTGTATTCATATTAAATTTAGATTAGTTTCCGTCATCCAAATTAGAAGCTCCTGTAGCCTCACCTTGATCTCCAGATTCATCACTAAAGATTCTTCCTAAGAAGTTAACTGAGAAATCGCTAATAGATCGTGCAGATTGTCCGGTAGAAAAACCAACTGGTCTTACACCGATAACTGTCATGATTTGTTTTCCAGTTTGTCTATCGTAAATAGCCAAAGAAATTTCAGAGTGATTCATAAGTTCTTGCAATTTAGGAAGACCAGCAGCTTTGTAAGCTCCGTTTTCTACTACTCTGAATCCAGTAGCATTTACCGATACAACATCTTGTCCAGTATATGTTAGTTCAGCAGCAGAGTATCTGCCTAAAATAAAGCTTGGCTGAACATCATAGTTCACACCATAGCTGATTGAACTGAATAGTCCAACCTTTTTTCCATCTATAATCAACTGGCATCGTGCACCATGAAGAATTTGTTGTTGAGCAGCCATTAATATCTCCTTATTATAAAACTAAATTAAAACTAGCCCTGTACGTTAGAGCTAGCTTTTACTCCCTCAAGAGTTAAACTGATTGGAATGAATTTTACTGTTGTAGCTTCGATAGCAGATACGTCAACACTTAGGATTGATCCATTAATGTTGATTGCAATACTCTTCCATCCTTGTGGGTATGTAGAAGTTCCTACTGTGTATTTAAGACCCAGGAATTCAGACATCTTAGCTTTAACAAAAGACTCTACAGCTCCTACAGTAACGTCAGCTACTGATTCACCTACGAATGCATTTTTCAAAGATTCAGCCAAAGAAAGAGCCATTAAATCTGCAATGTAAACAGCTTGTAAACTATTGTAAACTACGTTGTTGTCAACGCTGTAAGTCATTTGATCACTTGCAAAAGAGTAAGATCCGTTTGCTTGTCTTTGTAATGGAATTAATCCAGCACTTAAAGCATCTTCTAAATCTGTTACATTTTCGTCATCAAAGTCATTAGCAGCTTGAGTAGCTCCAGAGATGTTTAATGCTTTATTGAAGATTCCACGGTAAGAAGCAGCAGCTTGCATACCAGCAGCTTTAATAGAAGCCATCCACGGTTGGAACTGTTCAATGTTTCCAGTTGTAGCGCTTAGATCTTTAATGTCTTGGAATAAATGTGCAACGCGGAAAGTAGACATAGATTGAGCTGAAGCTTTAACTTCTGCAAATGTACCTTTTTTAGATACAACACCAATTCTGTGTCTTTTTACTTTAGCTGTAGACATAGTTAAGCAATGAGATTTAACCGCTGCATTAACAGCATCTACTGTGTATGTAGAAGATCCATCAGTTAAACCTTCAAGAACGTCCTTAGCGGCATCTTGAGATACTAATGGAACGATGAAGTTTGCTCTAACTGATTGTAATGCATCGACTGCTTTAGAGAATTGAAGTCCAGAGGTAGCACCTTTAGCTCCGCCAGAAAGGAATAATAGAATCGAATCTTCAGGTAGTCCAGCAGTTGCAGACGCAGTGTAAGTTACTAACGCTGATCCAAGAAGACCTTTGTTAGACTTAGTTAGGTCATACAAATCTTTTTTAATTCTTCCTGGCTTAGATGAAGGTGAACAAATGCTTGTTGTCATTCGGTCTAAGATAGAAGGATTTAATTGTGCAATTGCGTTTGATCCAGCTTCAGCTGAGTATCCTACGTTCTCGTTAATTTTAGAAACTAATTGAGAGATTGTAGCAATCTTAGAAAGGTCTAGATTTAAGTTGGCGCCCGATCCACCAGATACAGTAGTTGTAAGCTTTAAGAGTCCACCAACTAAACCGATAGTTACAGAAGCTGTAGTTCCAACATAACCCAATTTAAGAGCAATGTCTCCACCTACAGTGAATGACTCAAGTGAGCTTGTAGATTCTCTTTTTACTGTAACGGTCTTTTTTAATTCAGCATCAGATACGATCAATTGACCGATAAAAGAAGCTGCATTAGAAGTTCCTAAATCTTTCATAACACCAGAAATATTTAGAGACCCTGTTCCATCGTAGATTTCCAAAGTTTTACCAACACCAGCAATTTGTGGGTCAAAAACTTGAATTTCAGTAGTGTTAGAAATTGCAGCAGAAGCCACACTTACAGGAGATCCGTTTGATAGTCTTGATGCTTTAACGTAAGCTGCTCCAGAAGCGTTAGAAGCTTCAACAACTTGATACCAGCCAATGTTTGCGTTACCAGCACCAGCATAAGCTCCACTATTAACACGCAATAAATCTCCAACTTTAGATTCAGCTGAAAAAGAACCAGATGCAAGACTGAAAGTGATAAGAGATTGAACTGCTGAAGTAACAATTGATTGACCTACGATAGCAGATTGGATAACATTTCTGTTTGTTCCAGACATGTTTTTAATTTCCATCGGGCTATAAACTGCAATATCAGTTGTAGCTGCAATAGAGATTGATGTTACAACTACAGGTTGTGTAGGTGCTCCTGCATAGTCACTGTACTTTAATGCAGTGATTGAAGCATCAGAAGTTGTGTTAGAAACTGCTGTTACCATGTAAAAACCAGCATTTTGATCTGTTCCACCAGAAATAACGCTAGAAGCTGAAATTTCAAGAGTGTCACCAATTTGAGGAGCTACAGAAAATACTTGTCCAGCAGACAAAGACACCTTAATTGTCATTGTGGCAGGAGAAGTTGTAGAGATGCTTTGTCCAACAAGTCCAGAAAGAACGTTGCGGTCAATTCCGCCAACTGCATCAAGATTAGTTAAGTTTTTGATGCCTTGAGCAATCAATGTAGGGTTAGTAGCTACTCCAGTGTTTAGTGACTGTTCAGCTCCACCGTTCACTCTTAATTTAATTAAAGAAGCGTCAGCATTAGTAATGTATGAGAATTTACCAGTAGTTGGGGCAGATTCTGGAGTTGATGATGTAACTCCTAATTGAATCTGATTTCCCATCTCTCCACCACGTTTAGCAGCAGCAGTTCCATGAACTAAAGCTTTAGAAGCAGATGTAGAGTCATTAGTTTTGATGACGATAACTCTTTGAGGTCCACCAACAACTCGTGGGCTAGCAGAAGGAGCTGAGATGCCTTTAAAAGCGTCTACAATTCGTCCTGATCCATATTTTGCAATAACTTTATTGATGTCAGCAGGTCCAAAAGAATTTGCAGACAGCTTGTTTCCACCAGCAATTTCTTGAGAGAATGACGCACCTTCGTCAGATTCACCAACGATAGCTACGATACCAGATGTAGCAGTTCCACCTGTAACGTCTGATACAATTGTATCCACAGATGAATCTGGTACTATAAGAACTTGTCCAGAAGGGAGGGTAACTGAATATGCCATACTTAAAAAACTCCTAAATTATTAAAATAACAGTACAATAACAATTAAGATAAGGGCATAAGGCCCTATAATTCTTAATCTTCTATTTTCAGACCAAAATGTCTCATTCCTTCGATCCATTTATCTTGCTTATTTGCCCAACCCATTGCTTTTAAATGCATAAATGCAGATTCTTTAATGAGTTGACTTCCACCTTTTACACAGTTATGCCAAAAATCGTCGAAATTAGCCCAGTACATTCTAGGTGCCTGGTTTTCTATATTATGAATAGACAATTCCTTCTCTGGAGCTGCCTTTTCAATAGATTTTTTAGATTTCCACTCTTTTGACATAATGTCCTACTTTGGAAGGTTTGGTTTCTTCATTGATTTAAGTTTACCAATAATTGC